AACAGAAGTATAACGCATAGAAAGAATGCTATCAGCAGACCTGCTAGGCTAAGGGGTTTATCATTGTCCGAAGTTGATTCCAAGGTCGTCTATCAACCGCTTTCCGGGGTGATCACTATCAACAACTGCGCCCTCCACAGGGCCGGGGCTGGCTGACCTTACGGACTTCGGAGGGTTTACGTAATCCGGCTTGTTATTCGCACCATCCTGCGACAACTTGTCACCTACCTCCCTGCGGAACCCGTATCCCTCCAGTTCTTTTATTCTTTTTTCAGCGTTTTCCTTGGCTGAGTCCAAAGATTTGCTGCCGAAATGCTCGAGAATATCATTCTGATCCCAAGTCCAGTACTCGCTTCGATCACTAGCCTGAGAGTATCTTGATGGTGTAAGGAACTTCTTCCCGTCCTTGATCGTGTCCCCTGATCTAGCGTAGCTTTCCGCCCCGCCTTCGATGTCGTTGATTAATTTGAAGTAGCCTTCGTCTTGGCTAGACTTTAGACCGTGCCACCTTTGAACGAAGTCATCCGCCCACGCCATGTACTTCTCCTTTTCTTCAGAGAATACCTTGTGAGTTAACGGGTCGTTGGACTTCATTTCTTCCATGTTCCCGAACTCTTCGTATGCTCTGCCGGCCTCCTTAATTGTTGATTTAATCTGAGGGGAAACCCTTATTTCGTTTAGCTCTCCCTTAAGGCCGGTGATTGTCTGTGCATATTCCTTCTTAACGTCGTCTATTATTTCGTCTCGGAACTTAGATCGCTTAAGACTGTCCCTGTCTGATTGATTTATATTAGGCTTGTTCCTTCTGACGTACTCAATGAACTCAGAGTCTTGGTCGTCGAAAGTCCTGCCCGGATCATCAAGCTTTGACTTCTCAACATAGTCATCCAGCTCCTTGTAGAACCCAAGTAACTTGGTGGCTTTACCAGAGTGTTTGCCTTTGGATTCGGCATACCTATATAGATCAAGCTCTTCCTTCTGCTCTCCAATAAGCTGTTGCTCATACGGATCAGGGGCAGGCTTGTCCTCTACGGGTTCGGGCTTGTCTGGGTCTTTCCCCCTTGCCTCAAGCTCTTCCCTGATAACCTGCCTAAAAGAATCCTCATCAACCTTTGGCTTTACAGAGAACTCTTTCTTCTGCGCGGCAGCTTCGGGTTCCTGTTCTGGCTCTGGCTCCTCGTCGGCTGCCTTTGCTTGGGGAGCTTCCTCTTTTTCTGGCTCTGGCTGTGCCTCTTTTTCTGGCTCATCTGATTTTACTTCAGGTGCAGGCTCTACCCCTAGGTCTTCCCAAAGCTGGGACAACATGGGGTCATCTAGTCCGGTTGCTTGCTTCTGCTCCTCTACTTGAGTTTCTGTTACTGCCTCTGTTTGTGGAGCCTCTTCTAGTGTTGTTGTTTCCGACATAAATTAAAGTGCTACAGGGGTAGGCATTTCTCCACCACTATCCCCGCCTTTTAACGATTCTATTTCTTCTGCGTTCTGCTGCACTACTTGGACTAACTGTTGTAACATTAACCCCATCTCCTGATTGTCTTGCTGGCTGTTCGCCATCGCATCTTTCTGCTCTTGGGGAACCATAGTGTTGTCTTCTCCGGGTTGCAGTCTCAAATTTAAATCAACACCTGCCCCGCTGTTGCGGAAGATGGCGTTCAGGATTTCGTAATACTTCTCCTTGGATAGAGCTTGTAGTAGCTGTGGGTTCTGTAGGATGGGTAGCATCTGCGTCAGGATGTTTGCCGCCGCCATGTTGGAAGACCTTTCGCTTCCGTCTCTACTATTAAACACGTAGTCGTGAATCAGCTTGTGCTTTTCTCCTATCACCGTGTACCTGCGCTCAGCTTGCGGGTCGAACATATCCCCTGCATCAGCAACCTTGAACCCTGCTGCCTCAACGACAGCCGACGGGTATCTATTAAGAACAGGTAGGTATATGTGGTTACTACCGCAAACAACCAATGACTCGTAGCAGATTCGTTTAACCGCCGCCCTTCCCTCATCGATGGAGTCAGAGATAAACCCGTACACCGACTCCGTTGTGTTAGCTATTACCTGCACCTCTGTCGCTGAGGTCTCCCTTGGTGATGGCTGTCCTTGCTCTTGAGGGGATAACGCCAACAGCCTCTCAGCCATAGACATTACTTGAACAATAGAATTAAAGATCGCCTGTAAGTTTGTGTTAGCCCCGCTCCTCACCACCTTAAACACATTGTCTGCGTTGGTGTCTATACCTAGCTCCCGCAGTCTACTAAAGCTAGTCTCTAGAACATGGGTGGTCGCATAAAAATTCTCACCCTTCATCGTAGCTCTGAACTCTGAAGCTAACGCTTGCCCCTCTGCATCATCAGGAAAAATGTCTGAGTTAAGAACTGCCACCGCGAACAGGTCAGCCTTAACTGTCTCTAGCAACTGAGAGAACAGGTTGGTTAGCTGGTCTTGAAACCCCATTAACTCGTGAGCAATAGAGATATTAACCAGCCTGTTATCGTTCTCGTTAAATGAGTACACGGCAGCAGGGCTTGAGGGCATGATCTCTGCGAAGATAATAGTACTCTCGGATGCTATCTTGAAATGCACCCACACCGGGTACGGGTAGTCGCCTATGCCGTATTCTTTAGGGATAATCTTCCAGTAAAATTCTGACACAAAGATGGAGGCGTCAGCATACTCTGAATTATACTGCCCAATCAGGTTCCTCCTATCGTTGTGACTAGTTAAGTCATCCATGCGAGGCGGGGCGCTTATTGCTGAGTAATACTGAGACCAGTAAGAGCTATTGCTCCCGAACATCCCGGTCGTAAAATCGGTGTAAGAAACGCTTGCCCTATTGAAGTATGCGGGGTTCTCTGCTACATCTTTATACTTTAAAACCTCCCAATACCCTACGTATTCTGCCCCAGAATCAGAGTTCAATGACGATAAAGGATAGTTATGATCCCAGAAAACACGGGACGGATGAGGGTTAATCCACGACAACCCTTCCTTTACCACTCTTGATTCCTTCTCTAAATCCCCGCCTTGAAACTCCTCCGATAGATTTTTCTTCTGCCAATGGACTTCCTTCTCCCAGCTTGCCCTAGGGAATGCCACACAATGTCCATACAGCATCATGTCCCTGATACATTGGGTTTGGAAATGCCGGTAGTCGTACTGATCTGCCATTATGTCCATCCTTTGAGACAAAACATCTCCCTTTAATCGAGCTGTCGCGGTCGTTGCTCGCGGGTCATACTTAAAGAATGGGTAAAGATTGTTGTACTTATTAGCTTGGGCGGATAGTCGCCGTGTAATCAGAGACCTAACTAGGTTAATGTTAGTCTCGAAGAACTTAGGCAGATCGATGCCTGTTGGTTGGCCGGATTCAGACTTACGGACAAACTTGTCAGAGACTTTAAGCTTACTCAGTTCCGTAACGCACGAGTCCAAGCTGAGCCTTTTCTGGGCGTACATTATGAGGGGGATTGTCTGCTTATTAATAGGGGCAGAGTCCCATGCTAAATCCACCGACGAATAGATGTGGTGGTTCCTCATTGTGAAAACAATATGCTCCTTGAGCCTTGAGTTGATGAGCTTCTCTATCTTTTCCCGGTGCTTAACATCTCGCTCGATCTTAGCCTTTTTATCTTTAGGAGTCTTCTTCGACTTGTCCGGCATGGACGCCGTAAGTATCTCCCTCAACCGTTCATTGGTTGTTCCCGCCTGTTTAAGTATATCAAAATCAACCATACCTAGCCTTAATAAAATCTTTTTCTATGTGGTACAAGGTTAGAGCTATGTATGACGGGACACGATCCTTCTTTAGCCATCGCTGGAACAGATACCACTCGGCGCAACACAACACGGCTGCCTCCGGTAAGGTTATCTGTAATAATCCACAACATTTCTTTACCCTCTCCATTGTCCAGCCATCCCACAGCCCTGCGTCTAGGTAATGCCTAGCTACTCGCACCGTGGTCGGGCTTCCTAGTACTCTTCCCCTTCGGGAGAATCCTCCACCTCTCCGTCGCCTCGCATTTTGAAGGTTACTCCCTTTTTTTTAGCAGGTTGCTGGTCTTTCTCAACGCTGTACTCATCGACCGCCACAGCCTTAATAGACAGGACAGCCTGCTCTGAAGATGCTTCATCGAGAGTGCCTTTAATCTCCATAGTACACTCATCTCCCGCACCTTTCCTTGAGAAGTAATCCCTTAGATCATCGTCATCGGTTAGGCCGAGTACCACTTTATCATTGATTTGTATTGCCATATATCTAACTATTTAAGTATCAGTTGAACTGAAAATTAATCATCTCACTCCGCAATGGGTCAAGGTTGTCCTGTAGTTGTCCGTTTGCAAGGTATTTCTCATGCCATTCAGCTCTAATTTTAGCATCGGGTATGTCATGGCGTCAAATTTGTGAATATATTTCGATCTCTTGGGCTTGGTCGGGTCATTCTTGGATGTCTCAAGGTGCGTTAGCATATCAATTGAGTTGCGGCAAAGGCCGCTGACGTACACCTCATCGTTAAACAGTTTGGTTTGCAATAGTCTTATCCTTGCCTCGACGCTACCTTTACCCTTCGGGCAGCCTATCATTTTAATTCTACCGTTACTGAACCTCTCGAAATCCCAACTGTCGTAGCTACCCTCACCCCCGGGATGCCATTGGTTTATAGCAGAGCTATCTGATATATGCTCGAACCTAAACTCGTAATCAGCCTTCTTATTCCAGTAGTCCATCCTTCGGCAAACCTCTTGGGCTAGGCGCTTGTAAAGGTGTCGCTCGCCTAGGTAATCCATCTCATCGAAGACAATCCACATCACCTTGTCTTGGGTTGGTATCATCTGCATGAACACTATGCTGCTGTAAACCTGACCTAGATCGTACCCTATAGTTATGGGGAATCCTGACATAGGAGTTAGTCCCGTTCCTAAAGATATGTCCCCTTTGACGTGGTTCTCTGGGACAAAGTACTCCCTAAACAAAGACTCTCCAGTCGGTCGATCCACCCACTCCCCGTCAATAAGCCTCCGTTTTTCTATCGGGTCTGTCCTGAATATTCTGTGAAGGTTCTCAACGTATCCGTCGGGCAGACGCTTAATGTTCTCTATTACAGGGACGTGATAAACTTTGAAGTCTTTATCCTTAGACCCGTCCTCCTCGTAGCAGTCCTCAAAAAACGTGCGGTACACCCAATGGCTTGGGCCTTCAGGGTTACATGAGGCACAGTATTGCTGCGGCCCATCTATCCCCCGCCGTCTACCTAACTGGGCTGCTGGGTATGTGAAGTACTCCTTGCCGTCGCATTGGGTAAGCTCGTCCACGTAGATCATTGAAGGGGCCGGCCCTTTGATTCGGGTCTCGACTGCTGCCGCGTAAGGTATGCTAATTAGCAATAGCTTTGACCATCCGCCGTGTCTGTTGCCTATCCAGCGGTGTCTATCCTTTGTGTTTGGGTCTAGCTTTGCGACTGAAGATTCAAGGTTGATGCCCTCAACCCAAGAAGGAATTATAAGTGTTTCTAGGTCGTGCCAAATCCCTTCTGCTCCTGTTCTTATGGAAGGAGAAAGGATCATTACCAGAGCGTTGTCGTTTTCGTAGGCGTGACGGATAACTTTATGGCCGAATGCAATAGTCTTTCCGCTGCCTTTCTCGCCGTACCCAAGGACAAACCTCGCGCTGTCGTCGAAGATTAATTGCTGGGTCTCGTTAAGGTCTGGATGCCAAGGAGCGATCTCTTTCGTGGGGACAGGGGCAACGGAAGCGAAGGCATCCGCCTCAATTTCATTTAAAGTAGACTTGACCACCATTTAAACGCGCTTGGGTTGCTCTTCCAGAGTGTGCATAGCCCGGTCGCCACCCTCCTAGCCACCGACTCCTCGTTCCCCCAGTCCACCCCCATAGTTTCCGAGATAGCATGGAGGCATTCGTGGAGAAAGGTGTCTGCCATAGCCTCGTCGGCGAGCTTGCCGTACAGGACGATTGTTTGATTTGAAGTGTCGCACCATCCATCTGCTTCAGCTGCTATCCTTTCCGTGTCATCAACGAACTTAATTTTATATGTTAAGTTCAGGACTCGTATCCTTCGTGGCCGTCTTAACGGTGACTTGCTTTGGTTCATTGATCTGTATGGCGGCTATAGGAGTGAACCCCGGCTTCCCCCTAGACACGCCTCCTTTCCGTTCCTCCATCTTCTGCTTTACGATTGCATCGGTCAATGCAGCTTTATTTGCCCTATCGTATGCGTCCAGTACGTGCTTTATCAGGCCCGACTTGTCCTCTCTTAGAATCTTTTCCCTATCTTCATCAACCCCAGACGAGAGTTCGTTCCTGATCTCGGTGATGTCCCCCATTAGATCGCTGAACAACTTAACCACCCCGCCCCCTATCAACTGCCTTACTGAGCCAAGACTATTCTGACCGAACCCTTTAAAGGCCATAGCTTCTGCCTTTGATCGCCCGGTAATACCCATAGACTCCAACCCTTGGGCCATCAGGATGTTCTCCTTCTCTATTGCAGCGGCGTCAGACATGGGCTGGGCAGGGCGGTGCATTGTCTGAGAGTTTACCCTCTTACTAAGCCACCTACCTGACAACCCCGCATCACGAGACATCACCTGTCTGCACGTAGCGTGGCTGACCTCCATTATCTCTGCCGCCTTAGACTGGTTGCCGTCCACCTTCTCAAGGGCTTCGTGCAACCGCTTCTTCCAAGCGTCGTCGTACTTTATCTTCCCCATATTACTTTAACCATCATGTCTACTGCTCATGCTTTTATGTATATGTCTGTTGTCTTTGTGCTGGAGTGACCCAACTCTTTAGCAATCACTTCAACCGATTTACCCTTGTTCTTGTTTGCCTTCGCGTAATAGGAGCGGAGGCCGTGAAAGCTTTTGTTCTTTAAGCTAGACCTCCCCGACTCGTCGGCTGCCTTAACGCATAACCTCTTGAATTGCACACTTAACCCCGCCCTTCTATTGGAATCTCTGTAGACCTCTCGCCTGTCGGGGAACACGTAGGTTGGGTCACTTACCGGGAGTCCGCAGAGGGAGTTCACCACCTTGGAAGGAACCATAATCCTCACCCTCTTGTCCCTCTTGTCTGTCCAAACAGTTATGTAATTACCATCGAAACAAGCCCACTCAAGGGAGCAAATGTCTCCAAGCCTTAACCCTGTCTCGGCAGCTAGGAATGTTGCCATCTTCCAGAACGGATCGGCCACTTTTATTATAGCCTTTATGTCCTCTTCGTTCATGGACTTCCTATGCTGGGTCTCCTTCTGTTCGTGGGTCATGTCCCCCATCCTTACCCGACTAAGGTCTGCTGGTTTACCTAACATCCACCCTTTGTTGTTACAGAAACCAAGAAAGCTTTTGAGTGACGACTTCCTTACTCTTCTTGTGGACGCTTTTATCGGCTCGTCTTCTGGGTTAATCCAGTCTGATACATGGCTCTCATCTACTGTAGCTGGGCTTACTTTTAGTAGGTCGGAATCCTTTAACCATTTGTTTGAGTAGGATACGTGGCTGTCTGCTGTTCGGCCGGAAAGGTTCCTGTTCGCCCATACCTTGTATCTAGAGTGAGCTATCTCCATCGTTATCTCTTCACCACTCACAATCCTAGTAACTATATCGGATGTCAGCTTCATAACTTTTGCCACCTGCTCTAGCTCATCTGCCTTGGACTTCCCTGCAATTAATTTTGCTTCCTCGTAATTTTCACACCCCGTGTCCACCTCCATAGGGGTTCCGTTCTCTGATTTGAAACATACGTGATAGGTTTTATTTACTTTTTTTAGTGTCATATTTTTCCGCGCAACTCCATCTCGTTTATCTCTTCCTTGATAGCCTGCTCATTTGACATTGCTATCGCCTTCTTAATAATCTTAACTCTCTCCTTGTAATCTTCATATCTTTCTTTGCCTTTACTTACCACCTTCATCCTTGCCGTAGACTCCCTCATGGACTGAAGGTTGCCGGCCTTATTTTTAATGGCTGAGTCTATGTAGTTCCTTGCTATCTTAAGAGCCTTAATCTCTCCAGATAGGTGGCTTACTCTATTTTTTTGAGTCTCTAAGTCCATTAACTTTAAATTCTACCCCGGACATCGAAATCACGAGCCGGGGTTTAGCGGTGGTGTTGCCCAGCTAACTTACCCAAACACACGTAGACATAGGTAGCCTTTCTTACTACCAAGTTCTGTTTGTTTTAATTTAACTGCCACCACTAAATCTTAGCGCGATCAAATGCGCTGTCCCTCCACACCCTTACTAAGTGGACGTAGTAATCGCCCCACTTGTCATCCTTTCGGAGGTAGTGGAATGCTCCGCGCTTCTGCAAATACTGGGACAGGCGCTTCATGTGCAAAGGGTTGGTGAAGTCCACACCACAGGCGACCGTAAAGTCACGAACGGTGTAGACATCCACCCCCCTCCATGTTGTTGAATGCGACAGCCCTTCCACCATCGAGACAGTCAGCCCTGATCGACTAGCTATCTCTTTGGTGGTGAGGGGTCGCGTGCCGTTACCGCTGCCGAATGACCTAGGACTCCGGGCCATCAGCCTCACTAGTACTGGCGGGTACTTATCTATGCGCTGATAGAACACAGACATCGCCGACAGCATAGTTAGGTAACGGTGTTTGTCAATCGCATTATATTGCGAGTATCCCGTTAGACGGGACTGGATAGTCTATCGCCGACCGTGGCGAGCGGCGTCTACGATGCCTTTGGCTTATGGCCATCTTAACGATGTGTTCCGCCGTGCCTTGCTTGGTGGCGTTCCTGAACAGGTATCCCTCGTCAAGACCAAGCTCCTTAAGGGATTGATCGATGGCAATTCTACCGTTCTTATCCCTAACGATTCTAGGGTCAAGTTCCGCAAGGAGATTTCTCGCCGATACCTTGTCTCGTACCGACTTGGATTTGGCTGCCTTCTTAGCCGCCTTAACTTGAGTTACAGTAGCCTCACCCGATAACTCTTCCTTGATCAGTACGGTGGAGAGCAGCTCTGACTCATTAAGTGCCGCTACCCACGCATACAGTTCGCAGAGTTCGCTAGTCGGAACACGCATTGTAACCATGTGTTGTTGTTGTTGTTTCATTTTATCACCTCCTTTCCGTGTTGGATTAAATTCACTTACTCATGCTACCAGCGCCTCCCCGTTCACTATCTCCTGCCCACCGTCGCTCAGCTCATTCTCGCCCAGCCTGTGATTGCGAGCGTTAGCTGCTGCTGCAATCTGCGCCTCGCTAGGAGACTTCTTGATGCTGGCGGTGGCCTTATCGAAGGCGAACTTGTTCATCTCTTTCGTACCCTCCATGTTGTTGAGTGAAAGTTGACGTTGCTTGGCGGTGTACGCGGAGAGCAACCCCCGATACGCACTAACCGCAACCTTCTTGTTGTTGATACCCTTGTTGTCTCCGCGAGAGTTAAGGACATCGGTTGCGATGCTGTTGAAACGATCCATCAGGTCACTTAGGTTTTCAATTTTATTAATCATGTTTTCCTTTCTGTTGTTGTTGTTGTAATATGGTTCTTCTAAGGCGAACCTCTGCCTTCTTGGCCTGAACCAAATCGTCAGACCAAAATTCTACTGGCACATCCAGAATAAATCTTCCTCGTTCTCCTGTTGAACGGCGAGATAACAGGTTTCTGTAATAGTAATCTGAGTCTTCTCTCTTACTTATCGTTGCGTTTGTTAGGCAGAGTTTGGAGCAGTAGCAATCTATTGTCCGGCGAGCCTTGAAGTCTTCACCGCATACACCGCATTTTTTTGCCAGCAATCCTGCCTCATCTACCTCGTACCCGACGCCTGTCAGCTTCTTTATTTTAACCCTGCGGACGTTGCCTCTCTCCCATCTCCTCCGCTCTAGGTCTACGCATTCCTTACTACAGCACATCTGACTTCTACCTTCCTTACTAGAGGTTCTAGTAAACTCGACCCCGCAATACTTACAGTTTCTTTTAGCCCTAACTACCCTATCTCTTTCTGCTTTATCTCTTTTGTTTTGCTTAACGCACTCATTAGAACAGAACTTATTACGATTGTTTCTGATACCATTTACCGATCCGTTCCCTATCTTCCCGCCACATATCTGACATGGATTCTTCTTCTTGTGGTTTCTCCTTGGGTTATCTAAATGGAACTTTTTGTTATAGCAAACCTTACTGCAACAAGTAGTATCACCTTGCTTCGGTGTAAAAACATTACTGCAATCTGGGTTCGCACACTCTATCTTGAAATCTAACCTTTCGAATTGCTTTCTTGTTTTTACTTTTGCTAACCTGCTTAACTTCGATCTCGAAAAAGAAGCGTATGAGTTGGTGCATTTAACTGAGCAAAACTTTTGCCTCACTAGCGCCTTCCCGGCCATTGTTGTTTGGTATTCCTTATCGCAACACTCACAGGTTTTTGTTGTATAAGATTTTCTTTTCCTCATTTTATCCTTACTGGCTCTGTGTATATAAGGTTCTTAACCTCATGCTGGGGTAGGGTTACTTCTTCTTGTTCACCCACCTTGGGTTCGCTACCCAGTATAGCGACCAGTTCTTTTTCGTTTGTCTTGTCTGGGTTAACCCATAAGGGGAGCATTACTGTCTGCTCTTCATCTCCCCCGGTGTATGCACATGACACCTCACCTTGCGTCATAGCTATTCCAAACTTATAGCCGGCGGCATTCAGGTGTACTGAGTTCAACTCGAACCCGTTCATGGTTTCTTTTGTCATTATTTCACCTTCCCTAGTTTCTCTAGTCTTACTTTGATTAGTCCTATCTCTGTTGGGGCAAGCCTCTTGAACGCCGCTTTCGATAGGTCGATGCCACGCTTAAGACTCTTGGCTGGGCCTCGGTCGTTGATCCTCACCACTACGAACTTCTTGCCGTAATAAACTCGGAACTTAGTACCGAATGGCACATCCCACATGGCTGCCGTTAGCTCGTCAGGATTGAACGGCTCACCAGATGCTGTTGCTTTGCCCCTGTACTTCTCCCCATACCATGAGGCTGTCGTGTTCCCACCCTTATCCACAAAGAGCAGGCCGGTTAGTAGTGTTACTGCTATTATTGCTTTCATACGAAATTCTGGAGCTTGCTAAGCTTCTCCCTGATGCGATCAATCCTTATTTTTATTTCCCCGACACTAAGCCTGTGTAGGTCACTATCCAGTTCGCCTACCGCGTAAGACACCTTGCCGTAAGCTGACATGGCCGCGCTTGACTGGTCGTCGAGACTGAACCCATTGTTCATGCTGTTAGCTATGCTTTCTAGTGCTGTAGCTATTCGTTGTGCTTCATGTATCCTCATTTCATTGTCTTTCCCTTTGACGGAAGGCTCTTAACCTTTCGATGTATGTTAACTATGTGTTCAGCTTCTAACTCATCCAGAAAGCTCTTCGATATTCTCGTGAACTTGTGCGCCCTTTGAACACTCAGGGCTATGTCGGATGTCCTCTTCCTGTTTATTGCACTACTCATATCTTATCTAATCCTCTCTTCAAGAACTCATCTACACTAAGGCCGGACGCCTTGAAGTCTCTAACCATTTGTTCCTCTCTTCTGTTCTCTGCTGGCCACTCGCCACCCAAAACCTTTTTCCTTATACCCTTAGTTAACTTAATGCTTGTTGGCGTTGTCTCGAAGTCATACAGCGGCCACTCACCCACATCATTATCTGTATTATGCCTCATGTTTTATTCCTCCTGTCCATTACTCCTTTATGGTGTGTCAGAAATGCCTCTAGCTTTTCGTCTCCATCCATGCCCATCCATTCTTCGTTGCTATATTTGGGTGGCCTTAACTTCTTCAACGCCTTGGCTTCGATCTGCCTTACCCTTTCCCTAGTGACATTCAGCATCTCACCTACTTCTTGTAATGTTTTCAATTAATTATTGTCCTTTCATGTTTGCATTCACTCTTGGTCTCTATCCACACGGTGGCCCCGCACGGCAACGGATTGTCCGGCCTATACACAACCGCCGCCGGCCCCTCTACCTCTATCCTTGAGCTGTACTCGTTACTTTTGTACGTCTTCAACGATAACGGGTGCGCTCGTTCACCTGTCCTTCGGTTCCTTTTGATCGTGTGTTGGTTTACGTGTATTATCTTCTTCATAAGTTAGTGCCACGGGTCTAGGTCTGGGTTAGGTATCATGTCCACGCTCTTAGCCATGTAATCTGGAACCTTAAGTGTTGGCTGTGTTTGCACCATTCTGCACGCAGCTTCCGGGTCTTCGTTCTGACAGATGTTTACAATGTTAGCTGCAACCAGAGGCTCAACTTCTATCTCGAAGTAAGTGGCGTGTCGCTGCCTATTGCAGTCCGCCCTCATCGATAAGAACACCGCGCTCTCTTTTGTTTTTCCTGTCAGGCTTTCAAGCCCGTGTGCATCCATGATCCCTATGTATGTTTGTTTTTTGTTACTCATTTTGTTTTGTTTTCTTCCACACTCTCCACACTCTCTTGTTGTACCCCTTCTTGGTCATCTCCGTTGATCGTTGCTATCCTCATTTATTAGTGTTCCTCTGGAATAATTAAGACGGCTCCCTCCTGCCAGAAATCCCACTCACCTTCAGGGTGGTCGGTGTACTCTATCTCCTGTTTAATGAATGGCTTCTCTCCTGAGTCTGCTCTAGCAGTTAGCACCGCCGACTTGTCCTTCACCGCCAGTCTCCAGAGTATCCATCCTCTGTGTTTATCAGCGTGCTTAGGAAGCTCTCCTTGGTAGCTCGCAACGGCGTCAACAAGCCAGTACGCATCAGCTATATCAGCGTGCGCCTTCACCCCGTCCGTGTACTTAAGCCCGAACAGGTGCTTCCAATAGTGTTCTGTGCCTAGTGTCCTGTTACCTCTATCTTCTTTTAGTTTTTGTACTTGCGTCATATATAGTTAGTGTGTTGTTGATGTATAC